TGGGATAAGATGGTGAAGAAAGATATGAATTATAAGAAAGCATATAAGCTTGGTTATGATGGTGGATCTGACAAAAACCCTCATAAGTCTGGAACACTTGCTGCAGCTATTTGGGCTGATCAATATGCAGCTGGGGCAATGGACGCATAAAATTTATGAAATTAATCACAGAACATTTAGATTCAAACCTTAGTTTCATCACAGAAGCTGATGATAAAGGAAACAAGAACACCTTTATTGAAGGTGTCTTTATGCAAGCGGAAAAACAAAACCGCAATAATAGAATTTATCCAAAGTCTGTCCTAGAGGCAGCATGTAACAAATACATTAAGGAACAAGTTGAAACGGGTCGAGCTGTTGGTGAATTGAATCACCCAGAAGGCCCCACAATCAATCTTGATAAAGTTTCACACAGAATTACTGACCTTAAATGGGAAGGTAATAATGTTGTTGGAAAGGCACTCATTCTGAATACACCGATGGGTAATATCGTGAAAGGACTTATGGAAGGTGGATGTAAGTTGGGTGTCTCAAGTCGTGGTATGGGAACAGTTGAAAATAAGAATAGCAAGTCTTATGTGAAGGGTGATTTTATGCTCTCCACTGTAGATATTGTGCAAGATCCGTCCGCACCAGAAGCATTCGTTAACGGAATTATGGAAGGTGTAGAATGGATTTATGAAAATGGTATTCTTAAGCCTCAACAAATTGAAGAATATGAGACTGAAATTAAAAAGGCATCAAGTTCTGAACTTGCAGAAGCGCAGAAGAGAGTCTTTAGTGATTTCCTCTCCAAACTCTAATCATTAATAGAAATAAAGCTATGTCAGAAGAAACACAAGAAGTAGAAGACATCATTGAAGATGTCACTGAAGAAGAGCTTACTGCTAATGAAGAGCTTGAACAGGATTTACCTGAAGAAGTCTCTGAAGAGCAGGAAGTGTCCTTTGATGATTCTATCAAGTCGATTCTCCTTGGTGAAAAGAAATCATGTAAGGAAGAAGACGACGAAGAAGAGTCTGAAGAAGACGAAGACGACGAAGAAGAAATGGAAGAAGGCTACATGAAGGCTTCTAAGTCCAAGAAAGAAGAATCCGATGATGAAGAGGAGGAAGAAGACGAGGACGAAGAAGAAGAAATGGAAGAAGCTGCAAAGGTAGAAGACGAAGTAGATGGCGAGAAAGTATCCGTTGGTGTTTCTCAAGCTATCAAAAAGTCTGCTAAAGCGAAAGCTCCCGAGCCTACTGGCAAAGGGGCCCAAACAGATGATTCCGAGCAAGATGGTGAAAAGGCCATTGATGATACTGTAAAGAGCATCAAAAAGTCTACACCAGCTAAAAAAGCTAAAGTAGCTGAAGCCCTTGATCTTCTCATGACAAATCAAGCAGAACTTAGTGAAGATTTTAAGACAGAAGCTGCAACTCTTTTTGAAGCAGCAATTGCCGAAAAATCTCTCGAAATTCAAGAAAGACTTGAAGAGAAATATAACCAAGAGCGCGTCGAAGAAGTCGAAGCTCTTAGAGAAAGTCTCATTGAAAGAATCGATAGCTACCTCTCTTATGTAGTTGAAAGTTGGATTGAAGAAAATACTGAGCAAGTTGAAAATACATTACGTACTGAAATTGCTGAGAACTTTATCTCTTCGCTCAAGGATGTATTTGTTGAAAATTACATCGAAGTTCCAACTGAAAAACGCGATATTGTTGAAGAACTCAACACAGTTGCGGAAGAAACACAAGAGAAGTTGTCTGAATCTGAAAAACAAGTTGAGGCACTTAAGGAACAAATCGAAGCTTACGAAAGAAATGAAGTACTTGCTGAAGCATCCTCCGATCTTTCTGAAAATGAAAGCACGAAGCTCACAGCAATTGTTGAAGATATCGAATTTACCGATAAGGAAACATTCGCTTCTAAAGTAGGTGTTATTAAATCTTCGCTCTTTAACATTAAAGAAGAGTCTACTCTGCAAGACTCTGTAGAAGATTATCAAAACGCAGAGACTGAAGTAATTATTGAAGGTGAAGCCGATCCTATGGAAAAACTTCCGTCTTACATGAAAGCTTATGTAAGTGCTTTATCTTCGTCCAAGTAATTCCACACTTAAACTAACAACATAGAAAGAAATTAAAAATGTTAAATGCAACAAAAGAACTAAAGAAGTGGGCGCCAGTTCTTGAACACGCTGATGCTCCTGCTATCACTGATAGCTACAAGAAAGCTGTTACTGCTAAGCTTCTTGAGAACACTGAAAAGGCTCTTCAAGAAGAACGCACACAAGCCAGCTTCCTTTCCGAAGATATTAATACAGCTTCGAAGTCGCAAGTAGCTACTTACGATCCTGTTATTATCTCTCTTGTACGTCGTGCAATGCCTAATCTCATCGCTTATGATGTAGCCGGTGTTCAGCCAATGTCTGGCCCAACTGGTCTCATCTTCGCGATGAAGAGCCGTTATTCCGGTGCTGGTTCGCCAAGTGATAAGATTGGTACTGAAGATACTGAAGCATTCTTCAACGAAGCAGACACAACTTATTCGGGTGGAGGCACACAGGCTGGTACAGATCCATTGGGCGATATCGATAGCCCACAAGTTGATTATACAACTGGAACAGGGGTATCTACAGCAACTGGTGAAGGCGACTTCATGAACAACATGGGCTTCACTATCGAGAAGTCAATCGTTACCGCTAAAACTCGGGGCCTTAAGGCTGAATATACAATGGAGCTCGCTCAAGACTTGAAGGCTATTCATGGTCTTGACGCTGAATCCGAATTGGCTAATATCCTCTCGACTGAAATCCTTGCTGAAATCAATCGGGAAATTATCCGCGGTATTAATACCAAAGCTGAACTTGGCGCAAGAACTGATGATGTACATGGCGCTCAAGCTAATCGTGGTACAAACTCTACTGGTACCTTCGATTTGTCTCTTGATGCTGATGGTCGTTGGTCCGGCGAAAAGTATAAGTCTCTTCTTACTCAAATCGAGCTTGAGGCAAATACAATCGCTCTTCGTACACGTCGTGGTAAGGGTAACTTCCTTATCTGTTCTTCGAACGTAGCTTCTGCTCTTGCAGCTACTGGTTCTCTTGACTATAAGCATGATGCTCTTAGCGTAGATGATACTGGTAGTACATTCGCTGGTACAATCGGTGGAATGAAGGTTTACATCGATCCATATGCACTAGCCGATTATGCAACTGTTGGATATCGTGGAACTAACCCATACGATGCTGGTATGTTCTACTGCCCATACGTTCCTCTCACTATGGTTCGTGCAGTTGATGAAACTACATTCCAGCCTAAGATTGGATTCAAGACTCGTTATGGTCTTGTAGCAAATCCATTCGCGAATGGTGATGGTTCGGAGATTGTTAAGGACAGCCTTGGTGATGATCGTAAGAATAGATTCTTCAGAATCTTCCGCGTGAAGAACATCAATGTTGAAGATGTACCGGCAGGTGCATAAACATTAATTCATTAAATTAATTTTAAGAGGTCCTCGAAAGGGGGCCTCTTTTTTTGTCTAAATACTATTATGCAATCGACTAGTAACATTACATCTAATTATAATTTTCTATCTCCTACTGGTTTTAAATTAGTAATTAATAGAGAAAAATTTGCAAATACTGAATACTTTTGTACATCAGCATCGTTACCGTCATTATCACTAGGACAAGCTGATGTTCCACTTAGACAATTTAAGGGGTACGTACCGGGTGATGTAACGTATGATGAGTTATCAATTCGCATTGCGGTTGACGAAGATTTAGTTGTATATAAAGAAATACATGATTGGATTCAACGGAGCCGAGATAATAATATGGTTGAAGTTTGTGATGCCACTCTTTTGATTATGACCAGTCATGCGAATGTAAATAAACAAATTCAGTTTACTAATCTTTTTCCAACATCAATTGCCGCTTTAGAGTTCAGTTCTCAGAATACTGATATTGAGTATTTTCAGATAGACGTTAGTTTCAGATACGACTACTTTAAGTTTCTATAAATAATTTTATGGTTACTTTAGAGAATGTATTAGAAATGTGGAAAACCGACTCTGTTATCGACGAAAATGATTTAGATAACGTTACGATTCAGACATCAAAGCTTCATGCTAAATATCTTGAATTATTTGCTGTTGCTAAATTACAGTTGAAATCGAACGAGAATAAACTCGATGTTATCAAAAAGGATAAGTGGTTATATTTCACGGGGAAGATGACTCAACAACAAATGGACGATAAGGGGTGGGCATACGATCCATTCCAAGGTATGTCTAAACCGCTTAAGTCTGAAATGGATATGTACTATAACTCCGATAAGGATATTGTGAAGGCCCGAGACCTTATCCAATACTCAAAAACCTTGATCGAAACATTAGAAGAAATTATCAATTCGATTCGTTGGAGACATCAGCATATTAAGAATATCATAGAGTTTCGTAAGTTTACCTCTGGTATATGATTTCAATTAATAAAAAGAACGAAGCATTGCTTTACATCACTTCGGATGATTCTGGTATCTTGATGGAGCTGGGGGAGTACTTTACTTTCTTTGCAGATGGTTATAAATGGATGCCAGCATATAAGAACAAGCTGTGGGATGGCAAAATTAGACTTTATAATCGTATGAATAGTACCATTCCTTATGGTCTATTAAATGAAGTTCTTCAATTTGCAAAAGATCGAGGTTATCAAGTAAATCTTTCGAATGAGATTGAAAACAGATTCTCTTATGACGAATCATATATTGATTCCTTGCCATTGTGCTCTGGAGGAAAAGAGATTGAAGCAAGAGATTATCAGAAGAAAGCATTTGAATTTGCGACAGAGAATGGAAAAGGAATTCTAGTATCTCCAACTGGTTCTGGTAAGTCTCTTATTATCTACATGCTGATTCGTTATTATCTTCAAGAAGAACTCAATAAGAAAGTCATCATTGTTGTTCCAACCACTTCACTGGTTGAACAGATGTATAAAGACTTTGCGGATTATTCAACTAATGATTCTGACTTCGATGTAGAAGAAGATGTACACAGAATCTATTCTGGTAAGGAAAAGACATTTGATCAATCTGTTGTTATCACTACATGGCAGAGTGCTATTAAATTACCTCAACAATGGTTTGAACAGTTTGGATGTATCATTGGAGATGAAGCACATACATTCAAAGCAAAATCTCTCACAACGATTATGAATCGATTGATTCATGCTGAAATGAGAATCGGAACAACTGGTACTCTTGATGGAGGACAGGTGAATGAGTTGACATTGATTGGTAACTTTGGGCCTGTGTATAAAGTAACCACGACACAAACTCTAATTGATTCTGATACTCTTGCTGATCTGAAGATTCAGTCTCTTGTTCTTAAATATAGTGATGAAGTTCGAAAAGCATTTGGTAAACAGAAATATCAAGATGAGATTGATTTCATTGTATCACATGAGAAACGGAATCGATTCATTACTAATCTGGCTCTGGATCAAACAGGTAATACCTTGGTTCTCTATAATCTCGTGAAGAAACATGGGGAACCTCTATTCAAAGAGATAAGAGATAGAGCAGGAAAGAGAAAAGTATTCTTTGTATCTGGATCAGTAAATGCTGAAGAAAGAGAAAAGATTCGTACAGTCACAGAGAAAGAAAAGAATGCAATCATTGTCGCTTCTGTAGGTACATTTAGTACTGGGATAAATATAAGAAATCTTCACAATATTATTTTCGCATCTCCAACAAAGTCACAGATTCGAGTTCTTCAATCCATCGGTAGAGGTTTGAGAAAGAGTGAGAATGGACAGGGAACAGTGGTCTATGATTTAGCAGATGATCTATCTTGGAAAAAGAGAAAGAATTACACACTGAATCACGCTGTTGAAAGAGTAAAGATATATAATAAAGAGAGGTTTAATTATCAAATACACGAAGTACCATTATGAGTCTAATCGATAGCATACTACAAGCAGAAATATACACCTATAGATTGAACGATGGATCATATATCGTTGCTGAAGAAATAAACGTCGAACAAGAAGAAGATACTGATAATGATGATTTTCATCATGTATCGATAACCTGTCCAGCTGCTCTTTTCATGTTAGAGAGTGGAATTGTTTTAACAGATTGGAATTTCACTGATGTCTTTGATATCACTGAATTAAATCCAGACAATATAGTTTCAAGATCTGAAGCACCTGTTGAGTTAAAGATTCATTACTTTAAATATGTCGCTAAAGCTAAATTAAGACAGGAAGAAAAAGACGAATCTTTTGAAGAACTACTTTCATTGTTAGACGAATATGATAAAAGTAATAATGATGCTTTTGACAAACTAGATTCCTTTCCTTATTCTAAAAGATGGGAATGGTCTCCAAATAATAATAACTAAATCGTTAGTTTATTTGTTTGATTCAAATCAATTATATAGTTTTTGTCAAACAGTGTCAATACATTTTTATATAATATTATAATTGGTTGACATTATAATCATTTAGTATATTATACTATATTATGAAGCGTAAAAAAGAACATTATGTAAATAACAAAGAGTTCTCTCAAGCAGTAGTTGACTATGTAACATCAGTGAATGAAGCAAGAGATAAAGATGAAGTAGAACCGAAGGTAACTAATTACATAGGTTCTTGTTTCCTTAAAATAGCAGAGGGACTATCACACAAGCCTAACTTCTTTTCATATACATACCGAGAAGAGATGGTAATGGATGCAGTCGAGAATTGTATCAAGGCTATTATGAATTATGATGTGAAGAAGGCAACACGAACAGGATTGCCAAATGCATTTGCGTACTTTACACAGATATCATATTATGCTTTCCTTCGTCGAATCGCAAAGGAAAAGAAGCAACAAGATATTAAAGAGAGATACATTGATTATGCTGGCGCTGAAGAGTTTGCTCAATTTAATAATGATTGTGATTCAGAATATATTGTCGACCAAGTTCGTCATAAGAGTCAACAGATTCGCGATAGAGACAATAAGATTAAAGAATTTGGAAAACAACAAAAGAAGCGTCAAAGAGCAAAGAAAAAGGTAGTCGATCAATTCGAATCTTTTTACGCTTAATACATTATGAAGATAGCTATATTGAATGACACTCATGCGGGTGTTAAGAATGGTTCAGACGTATTTTTAGATTATTCACAGAGATTCTACGAGAATACATTCTTTCCATACCTACTTGAGAATAACATAAAGAAGATAATCCACCTTGGTGATTATTTCGATCATCGTAAGTTTGTGAACTTTAAGGTTCTTAAAAGGAATTACGATCATTTCATTTCGAAACTTGAAGAGTATGAAATGACGATGGATATCATACCAGGTAACCACGACGTATATTACAAAAACACTAACGAACTCAACTCATTAAACGAAATACTAGGACACTATGACGGCACTATTACTATTTGGAATGATCCTACAACTGTTTCTTTTGGTAGCCTTGATATACTTATGCTTCCTTGGATCAGCGTGGATAATTACGAAACTTCCATGGCAGCGATTAAAGAAAGCAAAGCATCGATTGTCGCGGGGCACCTTGAATTAGCGAACTTCGAGGTCATGCGAGGCGTGACATCAAAAGACCATGGAATGGATCATAAGATATTCGAAAGATTCGATATGGTTCTATCAGGTCACTACCATGCAAAGAGTCATAGGGATAACATTCATTATCTTGGCACTCAATTACAACTAACATTCTCTGATGCGAATGAAGATAAGTTCTTTCATGTGTTAGATACCGAAACAAGAGAATTGACACCTATCAAAAATAATGATAGTATGTTTCACAGACTGATTTATGATGAAGATTCTAAACCTATTATTGATGATCGCTTTAGTGGTACTTACGTTAAGGTTGTTGTTCTTAATAAAAAAGATCTTTATGGATTTGACAGATGGTTTGATCAATTACAGCGCACTAACCCATTTGAAATTAAAGTTGCGGAATCATTTGAAGAATACCTTGGAGAGAATGTTGAAGATGATTCTGTCAGTACTGCAGACACTCAATCGCTTCTTAACAGTTATATTGATTCGACTGAAACTAATCTGAATAGAAGTGTGTTGAAGAAATTGATGCAAGAACTATATGTTGAAGCGCAAACTCTTGACGAAATATAATGATAACATTTGAGAAACTATCTTATAAGAACTTCCTATCAACTGGAGATAAGGAAACAGTAATTGATTTGAATCGATCTTCTGCCACTCTTGTTGTTGGAGCGAATGGTGCAGGAAAGTCCACAATGCTTGATGCGCTATCATTTGCGCTCTTTGGAAAACCTCATCGTAATATTAATAAACCTCAGTTAGTTAATTCTATCAATGGTAAACAGTGCGAGGTCGAGGTCACATTCAAAGTAGGATCGAATCGATATCGTGTATTTCGTTCTATCAAACCAAATCGATTTCACATCTATCAGAACAATAAGTTACTTAATGAAGAATCTCATTCACGAGATTATCAAAAGGTTCTTGAGAGTAATATTCTCAAATTGAATCACAAGTCTTTTCATCAGGTTGTAGTTCTTGGTTCTAGTTCGTTTATTCCATTCATGCAATTACCTGCTGCCCAGCGTAGAGGTGTTATTGAAGATCTACTTGATATCGGTATCTTTACTAAGATGAACAATCTTACTAAGGAAAGATATTCGAAACTCAAGAATGAATTAGCACAGACTAGTAATAACATCAATATCATTAACGAGAAGATTCTTCTACAGGAGAAGCATATTCGTGAATTGAAGGATATTGATCTGAAGCAATCTCTAAAGAATGAAAAGAAAGTTGAAGAGTTAAAAGCGGAGGTTGCTCTTCTTATTGAGCGCAATAAAGAACTTCAAGATCAGTTTGATGCAGAATGGCCAGATCTATGTAAAACAATCGATGGATTGAATTTGAAGATTAGAGATATCTCTACAGAGAAGACGACTCATAATCACGAGATTAAATCACTTGTGAAGCAAGATAAGTTCTTTGAATCAAATGATTGTTGTCCCACTTGCGATCAGACACTCACTGAAGACTTCAAAAACATCAAAAGAAAAGAGATCACAAGTCGTGCATCGGTCATTAAAGAGACCATTACTAAACTTGAAAACGAGGATTTTTCACTTCGGAAATCTCTTGATTCTGCCAATACTTCTAAGAGTTCACTAGACAAGATTCGAACTGATATTCGAATGAACGAAGGAACAATTCACCACTGTGAATCTCAGATTCATTCTCTTCAATCAAGCGAAGAAGTTAAATCTATTGATACTACTCAGGCAGAACAAGAACTTGAAGAGAATAAGAATGAACTAACTGAGTTGAATAATACAATGCAATCTCAAACTCATGTTCGTTCTTATATCGAAGCCATCTTTGAGTTGTTGAAGGACACTGGTATTAAAACAAAGATCATTAAGGAATATCTTCCAGTGATGAACAAGTTGATTAATCAGTATCTTCAGGTTCTTGACTTCTTTGTTTCATTCACACTCGATGATTCCTTTAATGAAACTATTCGTTCTCGGCATCGTGATGACTTCTCCTACTCTTCATTTTCGGAAGGAGAGAAACAAAGAATCGATTTAGCACTTCTCTTTGCTTGGCGACAGATCGCTAAGATGAAGAACTCTGCTAACACGAACCTATTGATTCTTGACGAGACATTCGACTCCTCACTTGATTCCGATGGTGTAGATAACCTCATAAAGATTCTATACACACTTCGTGAAGATTCAAATGTCTTTATTATCTCACATAAGCAGGATCTGTTGGATGGGAAGTTTCCCGCCAAGATTGAATTCGTCAAGCGCAATAACTTCTCGGGCATCAAATAATATAAGTCATTGATACTCAACTGGTTGTATCTTTTTTTCTAAGATTGCTCCCGCGTTATATAAGCCGTTGGTAGTCAACGAGATATAACAGTGTACAAATCGAGCTAGCTATGATACAATATTAGTATAAGATTGGTTATGGCTAATAGAAAAAGAAGAAACGACCGAAACTATGTTCTCTACCGCGTGAGCGGAGGTGATGAAACATACATCGGATTGACCGTTGCTCGAGGCCGCGCATTTTATAGATCAGTTAAAACACGGGTGAATCAGCACATCTCTCGTGCCATGAATGAGAATAAGGACTGGACAATGTGTAAGTTCCTTCGTGAGACAGATGAAACCATTTATTACGAGGTTCTGGAGGTCGTGAGAGGGCGAAAAGCTGCTTATTCTCGCGAACGAGAGCTGATTGCTGAATTGTCCCCTTCCCTAAATGACTTTTAATCAACGACTTACGAAATTAAATACAACGACAATAACAGATTTCTTAAGCCCTTGACTATCAACGAGATGAATATCTTTACAAAATCGACAAAGTAGGTTATAATATTATTATAAGATTGAGATTGACCAATGAAAATTACTGAGACCAAATCCACCCTAGCCCGACTTCTAGCTAAAGAGAATATCAATGTGACATCGACCGCGAGGTCGACCGCTTACTTTGATGTGAAGAATCGGACGCTGGCCCTTCCCAAGTGGAAAGACCGCGGCATCTCAGTTATGGATATGCTGATCGGACACGAAGTCGGACATGCTCTTTATACTCCAGCTGATGCAGTTGAAAAATTTAATGAGAAGTGCCCTGGCACACCCTTTGATGTCTGCAACATCGTTGAGGACATTCGAATCGAACGACTGATTCAGTCGACTTATCCTGGTTTGCCTCGACTCTTTAAAGAGGCTTACAATGAATTGGTCGAGGCTGACTTCTTCGGCATCGGTGACAAGGATGTCAACAAGATGAAGTTTATTGATCGTCTCAACCTCCGAGGTAAGATTGGTACAATTTCCGACATTCCACTCTCTGATGAAGAAGAAGTGATTTTCAAAAAGTGTGTCGATGCTGAAACCTTTGAAGATGTTTTAGAGGTCTGCGCTGAGATTGCTGAGAAAATGAAGAAAGAGCCTGAGCCAGAGAACGATGACTCTGACGAGGACAATGAAGAAACTTCAACCGACGAGGGTTCTGACGATACGAGTGATGAGAATGACTCTGGCGATGAGAATGACTCTGAGGACGAATCCGAGAGTGACGACGGTACTGAAGCCGAGGCTGAGAAGTCTGAAGAAGACGAAGAGAACTTCGACAACGATGCTGAGGCAAGCTCTTCTGACATTGAATCTGATGAAGGCGCTGAGGAAGCCGAAGGTGATGAAACCGTCGCTGACGGTGAGAGTACCGAAGAGGTTAATAAAGAACTCGTTTCTGAAACACAAGAAAACTTTGATCGCTCTCTTGAAAAAGAAGTTCAATCATCTAAAGAACTTGGGTATAACACGATGATTCTACCTCGACGGGAATCAGTTTATAAGAACATTTGTGACTATAAGACATTGATTGTCGACCGTGAAAAAGTTGAAGCAACCGTCTCTGCGAATGAATGGTACCCCGAGTATAAAAACAAGGCAGAAGAACTTAGAAAAAAGACTAAGAAGAAAGCTGCAGTTCTAGCTCGTGAATTCGAACGTCGCAAAGCGGCTTATCAATACTCTCGCTCGACCGAAGCTCGGACTGGTGTGATTGATGTGAACAAGCTTCACTCTTACAAGATCACAGATGAGATTTTCTTGAGCAAATCAATTCTAGCTAACGCAAAGTCCCACGGCATGGTTTTCCTACTGGATTACTCTGGCTCTATGGGTTCAGTGATGAGTGATGTGATCGAACAGACTTTGAATCTAGTTGAATTTTGCCGAATGGTTGGAATTCCCTATGATGTTTATTCATTCACATCGGTATGGCGCCACGGATTTGACAAGGACGGTTATTCTCCTGCACCAAATGAAGTCGACCTGAAAGACACTTTGATTCTTCACCATCTCTCAAGTGAGATGTCTAAGAGTGACTTTAAGAAAGCTTCGGATAACATGTGGTTACAGGTTGCCCTTGGTGGAAGTCGCCACTTGGTTTCAGCTCCTTACGAATCTCTTGGTGGAACTCCACTGGATAGCACACTCACCGCGATGTTCACAGTTGTTAAAGATTTTATCGCTAAGAATAAGACTCAAAAGACAATGTTTGTGACTCTTACAGATGGTGATTCAAGTCGAGTTTCCTTCCGTGAGCCTGGTGAATATGACCCATGGGCTTCAAAGACTCGATTCAAATTTGGTAATGCTGTTCACGAGATCGGTAATTACAATACAACTTACGAGCTGATTAAAATAATGGGCGAGATTCCAACTGTTACCACGATTGGTTTTTACCTCGCCAGTAGCAAACGAGAAGTGAACCGGGAACTCTACAACTTCGGCCGAGATACGGCTAAGTTGAAAAAGACATTGAAGAAAGACGGACACGTCGAGGGTGGAAACATAAAGGGTTATGACTCCTACTTCCTACTGAATGATGTTTCTATTGATGACGAAGACTTCGCCACGAAAGATATCGACGAGGACATCGCATCGTCCAAGCGAGCCCAAACAAAGTTGGCGAAACAATTCTCGGCTCACCATGCTGGAAACAAGAAGACACGAGTTCTGATGACCAAGATCGCTACTAAGGTTGCCTAATCGATTGAATACCAATGACTTACGACTTTTTCAAAGAAAACAAAAATACTTTCATAAGTTATTGGTATTCAATAAGATAAAACGGTTTACAGATTCATTAATTTATGGTATAATATTATTATAAGATTGAGAAAGACAAATTATTATGGCTACAAAACTACTAAATAACGACCAAATCGCGACCATTCACTCCGAGCTCGGTAAACCGTCCTCAAATACGGTGGTTCGCGTTAAAGATATTATAACAGCTGGCGTTTCTGCCGGTTATAGTGAAGGACTCGTTTACCGAACGGTTCGTGAGCTCTTTACGCCTACAGGCACTCGAGGTAAATATCGCTTTCCAAACACCACGGGAGAAGCTGCTCCTGCCGCAGCAACCGCTGCAGTGACACCAGCTCCTGCTCCTGCTCGATTCAACAATGCGATGTCGGTTTCCTCTGTGACTGACGATGAGGTTTATATTCCTAAACTTGACAAGACTTATGTCAAGTGGGGTGAGTACAAGACGGTGTTTGATGTGATTATGTCCAAGCACTTCTTTCCACTTTACATCTCTGGTATGTCAGGTAACGGAAAGACCTTCATGGTCGAACAAGCCTGTGCGAAAGCCAAACGGGAATATGTTCGGGTACAGATTTCGCCTGAGACTGATGAAGACGATTTGATTGGTGGTTTCCGACTTATCAATGGTGAGACCGTTTTCCAAAAGGGCCCTGTTATTAAGGCTATGGAACATGGCGCAATTCTTCTGATCGACGAAATTGACCGTGCTACCAACAAGATTATGTGCCTCCAAGGTATTCTTGAGGGTAAGCCCGTTCTTCTGAAAAAGACTGGCCAAATGGTTGTCCCCGCTGATGGATTTAATGTGATTGCCACAGCCAACACCAATGGTCGAGGTTCTGAAGACGGACGGTACTCTGCCGCTTCAATTATTGATGACGCTTTCCTCGAGCGCTTCGTGGCGACGATTGATCAGCCTTATCCCGCTCCTCGGGTTGAGATGAACATTCTCAAGAAGCATGCCGAGAAGTTCGAAGTGAACGATGATACTTTTCTTGAGAAACTGATCGCCTGGTCAACAGTTATTCGAAAGACCTTCGCTGATGAAGCAATCGACGATGTGATTTCGACTCGCCGACTGTGCCACATCGTGAAGACCTTTTCAATCTTTAATGATCGTACAAAGGCGATTGAACTCTGCACGAATCGATTCGACTCCGAAACGAAGACTGCATTTATTGATCTTTACACGAAGATTGATGAGTCAACTCCAACAATGGAAGAGCTTATTAATCGAAGTGAAAATACAACGGAAACGGTAGCTGAACCAGCTGAACCATCCCCGTTTTAATAGTCATACTCAATCAATCGAGGTGGTGCCCTTTGGTCGGGGCATCACCTCACTATAAATTTATGAATTCAACAGAACAACCTAAACCCAACGAATACTGGAAAGAACGATACGAAGAAAGTATCGGAGTCAAATCTAGTGAAGGTATTAAATACGATGGAGGTAAACCAGAATATGGATTACTTCCTTCATATGCACTTGAGGAAGTAGTTAAGGTTCTTACATTTGGTGCGAATAAATACGATCGCGATAATTGGAGAAAACTTGACAATTTAAAAAATCGATACTTCGATGCATCTCAACGACATGCATGGGCCATTAAACGTGGCGAGATTCAAGACCCCGAGTCTGGTTATCACCATATTGCACATTCTATCGCCTGCTTGCTTTTTTATCTTGAAAGCGAGCTCAATTCTGATATAGTAGTAAATAATGAAACTAAGTAAAGAAACAATCAACGTGCTGAAGAATTTCAGTGCTATCCAACCTAATCTCGTAGTCAAGCCAGGCTCGACTATTTCTACATTGGCAGATGCTAAGACCATCGCGGCCGAAGCAAATGTTTCTGAGACATTTGACCGCGAGTTTGGCATCTATAACTTGAATGAATTCATCGGTGCACTTTCATTGATTAGTGAACCAGAGCTTGAGTTTTCTGATAGCTTTGTTACTATTAAAGGGCCCGATGGTGCAAAGGTGAAGTATCATTTCGCTGACACTGAGATTCTTACTAAGAAAGAAAAAGATATCAATATGCCTCCGGCTGATTTGAGTGTATCGCTTTCTGAAAGTGATATCAATAACATTCGTCGTGCAGCATCAACTCTTGGTCAGTCTGTTCTTTCGATTGTTATTGAAGGAGACGAATGTGTAGCACGAGTAATTGATCCGAACAATAGTAGTGCAAATACATATTCTCTTACAATTGCTAGGGGTATGTCAGATAAATATGACAAAGATTTTAGTTCACAAATTGATTTTCAATTCTTGATCTCCAACCTAAAGCTATTGCCTGGTGGATATCATGTAAGCATTTCAACCCAACTCATTTCTAAGTGGGAAGGCGCGAACGCGAATTATTATATCGCTCTTGAGAAAACAAGTAAACCACAAGTATAACGAAGTTATGACAGAAGAAGAAGTACGTAATCAACCTGTAGTTGCAACTGCAGAAGAACTAACATTGAATGACCTTGCGGTTGTTCTTCAGATTATCGATGTCTGTTCCAAGCGAGGAGCATTCGAAGGTAATGAATTGAAGGACGTGGGTACTCTCCGTAATCGCATCGCATTGTATGTAAACGCCCGAGTACCAGCACAAGAAGAAGCTGAAGGCGAAGGTGAAGCGGATCAAGCTTCAGAAAATGTTAGTGGAGAATAAAACATTGGTGGGGGTCTATCTTTAGGCCTCCACCTTTTTGTTGACTTAGCGAGTGACCTAATATATTATAACTACATGAGAGAAAATTTATTATTTGTAGAGAAGTACCGACCAAAAACAGTTAATGATTGTGTGCTTCCTCAAAAATTGAAAAAGACATTCTTAGAGTTTGTCGCAAACAAAGATATTCCAAACATGATTCTTTCTGGTCCTGCGGGAACCGGCAAGACTACTATTGCTCGAGCTCTGTGTAATGAGCTAAATGTTGACTCTATTATTATCAATGCTTCTGAAGAAAGTGGCATCGATGTTTTGCGAAATAAGATCAAACAATTTGCTTCGTCAATGACACTTGATCCGAGTTCGAAGTATAAGGTTATCATACTTGATGAGGCAGACTATCTTAATCCACAATCCACTCAACCAGCTCTTCGTGCTTTTATTGAAGAGTTCGCGGGTAATTGTCGATTTATCCTAACGTGTAATTTTAAAAATAGAATTATTAGTCCTCTTCATTCTCGATGTACTGTTATTGATTACACAGAAGTAAACGATTCTAAGATTTATCCGCTCTTTATGAAAAGAGTGATGCAAATTTGTGAAAGCGAACAGATTGAATATGATAAGCAAGCAATCGCAGATTTAATTATGAAGTATGCTCCAGATTGGAGACGAGTGATTAATGAATTACAACGTTATTCAAGTTCTGGTAAGTTCTCAGTTGAAGCTCTGGTATCAAATGATTCATCTATAAAGAGCCTTATAAAACATTTAAAGGCGAAGGACTTTAAACAAGTAAGAGCATGGTGCGCTTCAAATTCTGATGTTGATCCATCTGTAATTTTTCGTAAAATATACGATGGTGCTTATGATATTCTCGAGCCACAATCTATTCCACCAGTTATCATCTTGTTAGCTGATTATCAATACAAAGCAGCATTTTGTGCTGACCAGGAATTAAATCTAGTGGCATGTCTTACTGAGATTATGGCATCCGCAACATTTAAATAATGAGCCCGTTTGATTTTCTAAATTCAATTAATGAGAAGAAGGCTTATCTGTTTGATGATGTTCGGGCAGATAACTCTGAGGAAGCATCTGATCTAGACTCAGTAGATCGCAAGTATCCACCCTTTATGGTGAATCGTGGTTTATCTTATTTTGTCGATACAGTAATGTTGGCAAATGAGATGAACCAACGATTCGAACTTGCCAAGAAGATGCAATATGATTTCTTATACCATGGTGTGAGAAAGAAACGCAGATTCTCAAAGTGGCACAAGAAGGAAAAGGATAGTAAAGACATCGAACTCATTAAAGAAGCATATTGTATCAATCGTGAAAGAGCCGAAGAGGTTTATGATCTTATCGATATGGAGAAACTAAGAAGGTTTATGGATAAAGGAGGAACAAATAAATGAAATTATTAAAGTTTGAAGCTGGCTGGTGTGGCCCATGTAAAGCGATGGATCATATCTTGGATTTAATGGATCTTAACATGGAAGTTGAGAAAATCAATATTGATACCGATTTAGATATGTGTAAGCAATATGATGTACGTGCTGTACCCACCTTAATTAAGATTAATGAAGAAGGAAAGGAACTCGGAAGACTTAGAGGACTTCAGAATAATGACGATATAATGAAACTTTTGGAAAGTTAAAATTTTATAAATAATAGTATGAATGATGATACTATTATAAAATGGACACCTGATGATATGCTCGAAGTTCTTCTGTCGGAGCCAGATGATTTTCTAAAGATTAAGGAAACACTGACACGAATAGGCATTTCTTCGAAACGAGACCAAAATACTCTTTTTCAAAGCTGTCATATCTTACATAAACAAGGTCGATATTTCATTGTACACTTTAAGGAATTATTCATGTTGGATGGTAAACCATCTAATTTTACTGAACAAGATTTGGCCCGCCGCAATACAATAGCAACTTTATTATCCGATTGGGGGTTGGTTGATATCGTAGATAAAGAAACTGATTATATTAAAACATCATTAAGAAATATTAAAATTATTTCTCATAGAGATAAAAATATGTGGAATTTAGAGTCAAAATATTCCATTGGCAACACAAAAACATATAGATAGTATTATGCAAGACTTACAAAAACTTACAAAGAAAGAATTAGAAGAACTCGGCCGCGAATATGGTGTAGAATTAGATCGAAGACTATCAAAGAAAGCATTAGTTGAAGAAGTAGAATCTATTCTAGTCGAGCAACCAGACTGTGGTTGTGGTCAGACCGAAGATGAAAATGGTAAATGTGATGGTTCTCACAATGACATCTCGGTTGATCTTGAAGAAGAAGTAGTTGTTAAGCCCAAAAAACAAGTGTCAGTTCCACAAAAACTTTTAACTAAAAGAACAAAACCCGCTGGAAGAAAAAATAAATATTTTGTAGATAGCAATGGGGAAATTCTTAAGTTTGCAACCGAATCCGCGGCGCGTTCCACTGCTCGTAAGTACGATGGTAAGAGAGTGGCTAAAGATGGATACTGGATTGTAAGATCATACTAAATTTTAAGGTAACACGACGTTATCTTAAATGAGATGCCTTCGGGGTCTCACAACAATAACCCTGCCTAATAGGAGGACAATAATAATGACAAATACATATACATGGCCTGGTTCTACATGGACCGTCGGTTTCGATTCTATTTTTGATAGACTCGAAAAACTAAACACACAACAATCTGGTTATCCGCCTCACAATGTAGTGAAGCAC